ACCCGCTCCACCAACGATAGGAGCAGTAGACTGCGGCGTTGCACTGCCACTACCAGCTGCATAGGGATTAAATGGAATGTCATATCTAGCGCCACTGGAGCCAGATGAGGAACCGGGAGCAGCAAGGATCTTGGACACATATCCATCCGGCCCAAACTCGACATAGGTATGACCCGAACCAATGAACCCACGCGAATTTGGTCGGCCCTGCGCATCTGACCAAAATCCGTATTGCGTTGCTACGTGAGGCGGCGCATTTATGGGCTGACCACCGCCGCTAGGCGGAGGTGTTCCCGGTGGACCGGGGGCTGGCGTGAACGGATCAGATACTTGATACTGACCGGCCTGTGGTTGCGGCTGTGTCGGATAGGGTCCGGCAAACTGGCCACCAAAGGGCTCTGCGCCCTGTGGGCCGTAAGACTCGTAGTTCAGCTGATTTGATAGTTGATCGAAGCCGGGACCATACTCGTTCGTCGTTGTCTGGTTCTGAGTAGACTCGCTCGTGCCCGCTTGACTGCCAGCACCAAGACCGAGGCCACCAAGAATGGAGAGCAACAGATCGCCCCAACCAACGCCGCTCCCCAAGATGCCCTTGGCTGCACCACCGGCTGCACTGCCAAGAGTTGATCCTGTGCCAGCAGCCGCGCCACCAGCCGCCGCGCCAGAGCCAGTCGATGGAGGAACCGCGCCAGCACCTCCCCCACCTCCGCCACCTCCGCCCCCACCACCAGAAGAAGGTGGAACAATGGGATTTTGTTCAGATCCCGGTGGCGGAATGCCAGTATAAATAGGCGTTTGGCCATAACCGGGACCTTCACTACGTCCACCAAGGCGCGGATCTTCAGAACCCGGATCATACATCATCGTGCCATAGCCACCACTTTCAGAAGGACTACCAGTAGCACGATTAGCCTCAGACTTTTCGAAATAGTCTAGCCACAGGTCGAGAGGGTCAGCCATGGCCCTGCTAGCAAATTGGCGACCGTTGATTATCATGAACTCTCTCCTGTGATCTCAGTGATCGTATTCTCTTGCATGTATACAACTAGTTGCCTAAGCACGCTCAGAATGTATCGCAGCGTTTCATACAAGGCAACATTTTCGCGCAGCGCCAAGAGGCTAGGCGGATCGGTAACGGTAGGAAGATTAAGTGTCGGCACCATAGCCTCTCACGGGTGAGCCCGGCTTAAGTTTGATATAAGGAACAAACTTCTGCATAGACCACTTTGTATCTAAATGAATAGTGCCAAACTTAAAAGCGTTCCGTTCGCCTACAACTCGCGTAATACGCTCTACATCACTATTGAATGGGTCTTGCAAAACAACAGACCGAATGACCTTAATCACGCCAGTTGGAGAAATAGCCTCTAACAACAAGCCGCCTATCCCACGTACGTTCATTGTGATATAACCAACGAGCGTTCGCTGGCTAGCACCACCAATAAAAGCCGTCGTATAATAGGATAGAATGGCAGTGTGCGTGAAGTCATTCATGGTATCAACATCAAAATGAGATAATTTGGCACCAAGGAGTGGACCATGTCCCAGATAGAGTTGACGAATGCCCTGATTGGTCTCATTCATAACGGCGCAGTTGGCATCGAATCCAGATACAGACGCCGCGCTTGTCCAAATAGACCAGTCATGTCGGCCCGAAATTGGCGTCTCGCCGTCATATCGGCAATAGAAAATCTTCGTAATAGCGCCCGTAATAGAAGGAAATCCAACATAGATGACTTTCTCTTCAGGATCAACCTCGCACCACACCTTCCATGAGCTGTCCTGCACGAGTAAGTCCCAATCGGGTTTGATCTCGGACGAAAGTTCTATAAGCTGTCCACCTGCGAAATAGTAAATCCCTGCTCGGTTGGCCAAGATTGCCCAACCATCTCCGAGACCCACGGCTTTAGGTCCAAAGGCTCCATATGCAGATGACACTTCGTCAACCTGCCAGTTGTTAGGCTCGGTCGAGACGTTATCCCGTGTAACAAACAAGGAATGCTCTTTGGCAAAATAGAGGTTGTCTCGCAAGACAAAGGCGGCGCGAATAGACTGCCCGTCACTCTCGGCGACATTCATGATCCCTTCAAGACCGTCATATGCTTCTGGATCATCTACCTTAGACCAGCGCACAAGACTACCCTGTAAGTCATTGTCGCTATAGACTGGCATAATGCGATCTACAAAAATGGATGTAGCAGCCGTTAACGCTGTTCCACCATATCCCGTACCGCCAGTTGTAAAGTTTAACTTCCAATCTGACTGTGGCTTGTTGTCTGCCGCGCTCAAAAGGGTAGCGCGCACCCATCTCCATTCAGTAGAAGAAAGGCTAGTGACGTTAAAATCAGCAGCCGTAGCAGGAGCGCCAGTGCCAGTCCAAAACACGTGCAGCGTGCCAGCTGCGGGCGGCGCAGCAGGATCAAGCTTAACGCGAACCCACGCTTCGATAGGACGGCCCGGATCAAGAAATCCAAATGCGAGCGAATTATTCTGGAGGCGACCCTTCTGATTAGTCCCATCTCCTGTCACCTTCAAAACGTTGCCCGTGGCACCAGCAACTGTCGTCTTGCTCTGGCCGCTGGCTACTTCTGTCCATCCTAACGGAACATTGACATTGAATCCGCCATCGAAAGAAAGATTGAGAAAGCCATCGTCGCCATTCTTCAATAATGCGTTAACGCCACCCCACCATGCAAGGCGACGCTTATAGGCCACAACGCCAGACTGTGGCGGTAATTCGATCTGTCGCATCAAATCGTCGGCGGGATCAGACGATGAGGAAACAGCAGTGGCAGAAATCAACGAACTGTCAAGAAAGTCAACACCCGTGACGGAAGTAGTTGTATTGTCGTTGATCTCCATCGAGGTACTTGGAATAAAGAAATAGTCAGCCGAGTCTCGTGGAGTAAACACAAGAACACGCGCCACGATGTTCGGCGGACCAATCGCAATACCTGTAACATCTGCCTTTGCGGCCGTGGCAAATGTAAATGAAACAGGAGGACCGGGGGCTGTCCAATAACCCGAGCGCGTCTTAAAAAAAACGCGACACAAATGAGTTCCCAGAATATTGCCAGCCGCACCGGCTGCTACTGACGGTGCCGCTCCCGGTCCCTCTTGACCGACCTGATCTAATAGTGCGCCATCGTAGTGGCGCGGCATCTCGCGTCCTTCTAGATAACGATGACCAAAAGCCATAAAAAGACGACGAAACAAAGAAGCAGCGTGCATAGAAGCATCAGCGCTCGGCGTGACAATGCCATCTTCAATATCCGTATCAAAGAAGTCAATCGCTACTCTTACTAATTTACCAACCTGTGTCAACAGAACGCTGTAGAAGCCGTCAATGTTCGTCCCAAAGGCGGCAGCCGAGTTAATAGCAACGTCATCTGCGATGATCGCTGTGCTAACAAGACCGGGGCGCTTGAAAACACGCCCCGGCGCAAAGTCTACATTCGTCTCATCCGAAGCATAACCGGGCGGAGTTTCAGTATTGACGCCAGATGCACTCCAGCGTCCGCGAAACTCTTCGATTATCGCGGGACGAAACGATTCAACCGACATTAGACAAGGCCGTCAAAGTCGGCGACGAATTTGATTGTATCTCCTGAAACAGCCGCATCAACTGCGGCGGCGGCATGCTCTGCGCCCGCCCCGTCCTTAACAAACAACTTGCCAAGCGCGTTTGACGTACCGGGAATGTACCGATAGTCAAATGCACTCAGTCCTTCAACATGAACGTGCAGCGGCGGTCTGCGAGAGGCCACTTTGCTGGAAAAGTCCAACGCAATGCCGCCCGTCGCATAGGTAAGGGTACTGGCACCAACTGCCAATGTACCATAAGCACGAATGACGCGCCCCATCTTAAAGATTCTCGTGATGGTAGGTACTGCTGTCGATTCAGCCATAATGGCCTCCTATAAAGGCGCTCGTAAGAGCGCGTTAGCGCATGCCATAAGGGCGTGCGCGAAAGTTTTTCCTCTGTTCATGTCTCACATGACCAACAAGCAGCGCTTTCAAATGCGTTCCAGCCATGTCGATGCAATCTTTAGCAAAGTCAGCTTCCCCACGGGCGCGTGCCGCATACGCAGCCGTCATCCACGCTAGAAAGTCTTCGCCATAAGGAATAAGAATAAGACTCGATGGAGCAACCAAGGCGGGCAACTTAAGGACGTACTCAACGCGGACCTGATTGTTGCGCGTAGCACCAATGAAGGTAATCGTGTTATTTTCAAACTTCCAGTAAGTTAACGCCGCTCCCGGTAGAACATCCGGTAGCTCGTCCACCAATTGCATATCAACCCACGCATCTGCCGCCGCTCCGGTTTCGCGTTCCCACAGTTTCAGTGGCAACCACTGATCTGTAGGCAGGGTGATGCTGGTAGACGATGCGGCTACGGCAATTGCGGCACTCGTCTTCTTCATTGTGCTGCTGCCGTTGATGGCAAGCACTTGTTGAAGCTGACGATACGCCGAGTTGACGTAGGTAATCAGCAGCGCATCAGTAAATACATCCGCATCTACATCATCGAGATGTAGACGGGCGAGTCCTGTTACGGCTGTGAGATCAGCCATTAGCCATCAACTTGCTTGCGCGGACGACCCGGTCCTCGTTTGACGGGTGCATCCGTTGCAACCGTTGCAAGTGCAACTGTAGCTCCGGTAGGCTTATTGTATAGCTCTGGCCAGAACTGCGCGGCTTTTGCCTGATCGAGAATGGCATGGCAATGCGGACACCGAACGGCGTCTGCCGCGACCAACTCTTTGCACGCAGCACAAGGCGCCATAGATGTCATGTCTGCGGCCCACTCTTTTCTCAAATGAAAGTAATTGGCGGCAGTAACGGCACGATCCGAAATCTGTTTACGGTCTTGCTTTCGACTCCAAGCCGAATCGGCTTCTCGGATCTCAAGACGATAATAAGCTTCCATCTGCTTGCGAGCGGCGGCGATTTCTTTTTCGGTCGGCTCATTGCCAGCCGCAATAAAGACGCCGCGCTTCAAAAGATTCTCATCTTTGTAAACGCCAACGATGTCCTCAGCGAAGTCTTTTGCTGGAATCGTAATTACTTCCTTGCGTCCTTCGCCAAAGTCTTTGGCGGTGATGCGATCTGTAACCACAACTTTCACATACGGTTCATCCGGCTGTTTGGCAGGAATATAGACTTTCCCAAGCTCGTGCTGATAGTCAGCAGTCACATAGTCTGCCAGCGAAACGATCGTTACCTCACTCAATGTCCTTCTCCATAATTACTAGGAACCACGACACGCGGTTCTGCAAATACACTCGGAACGTCGGCAAGCACAGCATCAACCTTCTCGTCCCATGCAGCCCGCTCTCGGGTCTGCTCCTCTTGTTTGGCAGCCTTACGCTGTGCTGCGTTAACTTTCTGTGCGGCCTTAATGACATCCATTAACTGGAACCAACGGTCCCGCAGCTCAATGAAGTCATACGGTACGGCAACAATAGCCTCATAATCGCCACGTTCTGGGAAGGGGCCAAGCGTATCAACGGACCGGCCGTCAATGTACTCAGTAAACAATTCCTTCCACTTCTCAGGGCTACAGGGAGGCGGAGTCCAGATTTCTAGAATCCACATCTTCAGCTGATTGCCATGATAGCGTGTAATCTGCTTCTCGCCAACCCACGTCGGCTTGAAAAGACCAGCTTCCGTCGTATCGTTTTCCCACTTACCACCTGCCCAATCAAGCCGCGATTCGCCCCAAATGAGACGATACATTGGCTCGCCGTAGGGATTCTTGCCGAAGCGATCAATCTGTCGCTTCAGCGAGCGTGGCACTTGCGGGAAGTTTGCGTTCTCAATAAGCATAGAGAAAGGCAGGGAGCGGTTGCCCGCCCCCTGCAAATGAATTAGTAACCAACAGGAATGGCGAGATTCTTGATATAAACACCACGCCGAGGATTCTCGGTGAACAGCTGGAAGCTGGTCGTCAAGTACCAAAGCGTTGCGGCATCAGGAGCGCCATTCGTATACGGGGCAAACATCTTCGTGTCGCCGATCTTGAAGTATCCAATCTCCTGAGTCACAACGCGACCCCAAGACGGAATATGAAGACCATCAATACGAGTTCTGCTTGCGTTATTCGATTCGAGAATTTCGACACCGGCCATCTGCTTCGGCCCGAAGAACAGATCCATCTCCTGATTCGCATTCGGCGTCTTGACGATATCCGAGATGATGATCCCGATTTCCTCATAAGCCGCCGTCTGCACAGGATTCTGATACCAGAGCAGTCCATCGACGCCAGTTTTGACGCCGAGAGCCTGCCGGATCTTGTTAAGAGCCTGCCGCACGAACGAAGTCGTCAGAGCCGCCCCACCAGCGTCAACCACCGGAGTGATGATCTCCGGCAGAGTCGTCGCGGAACGAGTCAGACCAAGCCACGTACCAGACGTAGCGTCGTTCTGATGATAGGGAATACCGAAGAGAGCAGTCGATGTTACAGCGCCACCCGCAACGGTTGAACCGCCGAGAAGAAGAACGTCAGTACCAGTCGTACCACCGGGCACAGCATCAACCGTGATCGAAGGACCGGCATCGCTGAGGGACGTGACGATCATCGAGCCACGGTTCGTGGTCAGACCGGCGTCACTTACAACAACACTGGAGCCAACACGGAAACGTGCCGACACGGGGAAGCTGGTGTCAGCATCAAGCGTGATAACCAGCGACGCAACCGACGCAACAGTGCCAAGCTGGCCCGTAGAAGCACGGTTTGCAAGCTTGTCAATCTGGGTCCGAAGCTCGCCCATTGCATTCTTGATTTCCTCATCGAATGCATTCTTGACGGCCTTAGACGATTCGTTGGTCGCCATTTCGACCAACTTGTTGACCTCAAGACCTTCCTTGAGGTGAACAGGAGTAACCTGCGCGACTTCGTACTTCGTAGCTGTACCGCGCCCCATGTTTCCACCATCGGGGTTATACAGTCCGAAGTTCCCACCGGGCCGAAGCCGCAAGATGATTCGGGCATTTCGAGTAGAGACCTTCTCGCCCTTCCGAAGAATCTTCGACGTAAGGACATCATCTGTCTCATACATCAAATTCAGCTTCGGGTAAACTCTTTCGAGTTGCAGAGCAAGAGTGTCTGCGTTAACCTGAGCAGCCATTTAATTAGGCTTTCTTATATTTAATACGATTAGGGTCGTCCGACAGGATGTCATCCCAACTCGTCCGTCGATAATCGACTTTACCAGTAGGAGGAGTATGGATAGGTTGTCCCGATCCAGTACCCGCATCTTTACGCTGTGAGACTTCGGTAGCCTTCTTCAGCTCCTGTTTGTTCGTTGCCAACGTATCGGAGGTAATCTTCTTCAGCATGCCAGCGACACGCTTGCCCACGAGAGGCTTGGCTTGAGACAGGCGCGTAAGAACTAACCGTCTTAGATTCTCCTCAGAAATATCTCCGCTGTTCTTCTGTGCGTTATAGATATTGGTGAGATAGGTATTCGCTTCAAGCGCCTGCCAAACCTCGTCCAATACCTGTCTCGCCACAATCTGCTTCACGCCGGGTAGTAACCCATTGGCTGGCAGTTTGCTAAAGGCAGCTTCCACTTCCTGATTGAGCGCATTATAGAGTGCCTGATCTGCTCTAGCGGCAAAGCCGTATACAGCCCTGCGAGCATTCTCTGCGTCGCGCCGCTTATAAGCCTCTAGTTCTGCATCTCGTGGATCATCCGGGCGTTCCGCCTCGCGCTTGGCTTGGGCGTCCCACCCCATTTTAGCACTTAGGATCTCTAGTGCCGCCTGAAGATCCGCATCCTGTTCCCGATCTGCATACTGACGAACATTCTGGACGAAGTCGCCAATAATAGGATCAGCTACCTCACGCCGATACAGTTCACGATTGACCTTATGCAAGGTTGGTCGCAACTCCGACACCAGATTGGCGAAGGCGTTAGGATTACCTTGACTCAGTTTCTCGACGAACTTGCCGGGTTCGGCAGTATAGAGACGGTCGAGAGTTAAAAGACCCTCGGCGTGAGTCTGAAGCATTCTGAGATCGTCCAGCGTTGGCGCAATCTCTTTATATGCCCTAGCCTCTGCGACAGAACCGATCGTTTCTTTGTAAGCAAGTTCCCGATAAAACGCCTCCTTCAATTCAGGATGCGCCTTAAAGGCTCGCTTCAGATTCTCCGGCTCTGGCGACCGAAACTCTTCCTCTTCTTCTTCAGGCTTCGCGTCCTCGGGAACTTCCTTCGTCTCGTCGGTTTCGGTATCAGTCTCGGCTTTCGCCTCAACCTCTTCCTCTTCCGCTTCATCGACCGGCGTCTCTACCGTTGGAGTTTCGCTCTTCGGAATGATAAATTCGTCCGAGAGAATCTCGTCCCACGTAGGCTTTGTCGGAGGGGCGCTAGGAGTTGGCGTCTCTACGACGGGCGGCGTTTCCACCGCTGTTACTTGGATGTCTCCTTCAGGCATATTGTGTCCTGTCGCTCACAGCTTTTAACGGGGTTGCTGAATCCCGATGCGACATTCCTATGCGGTAATAAGCGTCACTCATAAGACCTTACCGAAAGTCATATAAGTGTTATTGTAGCGGAGGTTCTTCAACCGGTGGTTCATCCTCACGTTGGGATGCCGGTTGTTCTCCTCCGGGTTGTCCTTGTCCTTGCGCAGCAGCCTGCGCCTGCATTGCCTGCATCAAATACATCTGGTGGGCTTCAGCGTGCAATCGCACGTTCTGATATCCAACAGGATTACTTTCCTTCGTCATCTGGCCTTCGTCCGATTCTGCCCATTCCTGAATTGCCATTAAGTGCGCTTGGTGGTTGTCGAGAATAGGATCAATCTGAACGGATGTCACCATCGTCGGCTGAATAGCTTGACCACTCATGGGATCCATGGCCGTCTCGCCAGACATTGGGTCCATCGGCGGCGGAATGGCCATGGGCGCCGTCTCAAGCAGTTTACGGATCTCACGATACTGCTGCATACGCGCCTGTTCACCCGGAGCCTTGAGCGTCAGACCCATGTCCCGAGTGACATTAACAAGATTACCGGGGTCCATGAAAAATTGCTGCATCGACGGGTTCGCAGAATTGATAAGATCCAGCACGGCATTCTTGCGTGAAGTCCAAGAGATCGGATAGTCTTCGTCCGTCTCCGGGTACGCCAGCACAGAACCACGAATATCATCCATGTTGATGATCTTGCTGTCCAATTGTCCAGCTGGACCAAGGATTGCTAACTCAACTTCGCCACTGCGATTCTTCTTAAAGCATTCGACGGCATTCAGCATCGTCTCAGCGTGGAACTCTTTAATGCGGCGATAGATGAGACCAATGCGTCCCATAGCCTGATCGCGCTGCATCGCATAACCTGATGCCGTCTCTTGACCCGTCTGACCTCCAAAGAGCGCCGGATACAAGCCAAGAATCATCTGCGCAGTAGGCCCAATTAGTTCGTTAAGGTACTGAACCAATGACTCAGGCGGCGTTCCGCTTCTCGTGGTTTCGACGAGTTGACTGATAGATTCGCCGGGATTTTTACGTACCGGCATTCTCGAACCGGGCCGATTGCCCTGCTGCGCCCATGCCTCGCCATCAATAGCCTGTGAATCAAAGAACGTTGTAGGAATGCCGTACTCATATGTCTCCTGAATGATGTTGCTCATCGTGTTGTAACGCTCCTGCAATGAGATTGCCGGAGTTCCAACCGCATCACGAGCCTGTCCGTCACCGGGCAAGCCGTGGCACATCGTCCAGAAATAATCCATGCATTCGTTGCGCGACTCGCAATACGTTTCGCCAGCAAATGCAACATACGCGCCGTCGGGAAATAGCTCCTCTAACTGTGCTCGATACCGCTCGTCACACTGAGTGAAGACCCAAGGACGAAGCCAGCAGCGCCTGAAGGTAACAAGAGATTCTTGATGACCATCCGTTCCAAAATTGGTATCGCGAGCGGACGTTAATCCAACGCGAGCATTGCGCTCCCATTCATCCTCTGCCGATCCGTCACCGCCGCGAATGTTATCAGCAGCAAGAGGATAGACGGCGCAGAGCTTGGCCTTGTGAATTTCAGTAGACCAGATAAGATATGGGAACTCGGATTGTTCGCGTGCATAATTAGGCACCTTGATTTCAAGGCGACCAAACACGTCAATGCGCTCTTGGCCATTTGGAATGCGTTGAACTTCGCCAGTCTCGACCGCCATTGGTGCCCAGTTCACGCCATCCGTTGTTTGCATCTCTTCGCCCATGACGGGTATTTCTTTATACCCAAAACGCTCGCCATCGACGACAAAGCGCGTGTAAGCGAAGGTCGTACCATCGGTCCATAGGTAAAAAGCGATATCCTGTAACAATAGACTCAATCTATTGTTACGTTCCACGAATTCTGAAATGCTAGACGCCGCTTTCGCGGTCGCCATATCCGTTTCTTCTCTTATAGATTGGGGCCAGAACCGAACATGCGGCGGATTTGAGGTAACAGCGGCTGAAAAGATCAGACCGTACGCGCCGTACATATTGGTTGTGTACTGATAGAGAGGTTCATCGAGACGGAAGGGGTCTAATGGGTCAGAAGAAGGGATCTTCCAACACTGAGACTGCTCGGACCAGTAGAGATACTGCCGATTGCGCCAAAATTCGCGCGCTTTGCGAAGTTGACGCACCTCCGCCTGCCTAGAAATAGAGTCTTCTAGGATAAAGGCATCAACGAGGCGCTTCAACTCGGCCTGAAGGTCGGCCGGAAGCTCTTCGTTGTTTGGACCGAAGGGGTTTTCAGCCTCTTCGTCATTCGGAGGACTCACAGGAGCCTCCGAATCTTGGATTGGAAGATTAGCGTTCTCTTCCGAGAGCATTTCAGGAACTGGCAAACTTCTTCTCGCTGTTTTCTAGCTCTCGCCGACGCTGTTCCCAACTTTTACGGCCGGAAAAAGGCTTCGGTAGCTCTCCACGGGACACTTCGAAGGGGGCAGGCATGCCGCTTTGAGTCACAACTGCATTGATAAGACGCTTGTTCTGCTCTTCAAGGGCAGCTATACGGTCTTTCAGCGATTGTAGGTACTCTTTACTAATAAGCATTAGCGGCCAACCCACCTTTTCGGTTTCTGCCAAGACATGTGTTTATACTTACTCTTTTCTTTTTCCATCATCCAAGCCAACGATCGAGATGTCTCGTCTGGAATTTCCAGAATGCGCTTCTTGACCAGCTCACTAGTCGCTTGACGCGATTCTCGCACATAACTCTTAAGTCCATAACGAGCCGCGTCAGGGGCGTGGTCAAGCGGGGAATCCTCGATGTCTTCAGGATGATCTTCCTTTCGTACCAGAGCCGGTATTGACTCAATCAACACCGGACACGCTCTCGAAATGACCCATGTACCAGACTTCAACATCTGGTACATCAGCTGCCACCCGCCTATGCGATCATCGTCAGCACGAATGGGGCGGACAAACTTCTCTGGAAGGCCACTTGCGATGCCATCGCAGATGGTGCGTGGGCTTTCCCGTCTATGAAATGCATCAGGAGAAAGATAGAACAGACTAATCTTCTCCGTCGCCGGAGTAACCTCTGCAATGTACCGACCGATCTCAACGGGAACCTTTCCTGAAAAAGCAGCCTCTCGATACGTGAACACATTCCCGTTCTCATCAGTACGATGCCAGAGAATTACAGTCTGATCGTTGAAGCCCCAGTCCATCGAGATCCAACAATGCGCCCAACCGGGTGGCATAGCCAGCTCTGGTTCGACGGTGTGGATCTCTTCATCAAAAAGATCAAAATATTGGCCAGCGAGTATGTTCCAATCGCCATATCGCCAACCCTTCCAAAGTTCGTTGTTTGCACCTGCCGCAATACGTGTTTCATAGGTCGGGTCATTCCGCATTAACATCAAGTTATCTTCAAGCTTGCTAGGAATGAAGACTGCCTTGATAAGCAGAGGCTTACCGTCTATTCCGCGTGCTCCGGGGAGTGGCTCGTACTCGAAAGGTACAAGGGGCGTGTCCACTCGGTATCGTTTCTTAACCCAAACATGGCCCGCCCCGCCCGGATTGCCCGTAGAACGCCGTACACAGGGGATTCCGTAGGGGGAACGTAAGCAAGCCCAGAGTTTATCGATGGGTTTAGGGCTTGGCCAATGCGTAAGCTCGTCAAATCCTTCCCATGTGTAGGAATGTCCTTGATATAGCGAAGCGTCTGCATCATTGTCCAGATATCGCATACGAAGGAATGCGCCATCCGGTGCATCCCAAATATGCTTCTGTACCTTATAAGTCCATCCTAATGGTCCGTAGATAGCTTGTGATCGCTCAATGACCTCATCAAGCTCGGGGAGACTTCTTCGAAAAATAATTCCACGTGCTCGACGCCCATATCTGCCAGCGTGGGAGAGAAAGTCGCCAAGAAGTCCGTCAGTTTTACCACCGCCTCTGGCCCCACCGTAGAAGACATCAGGAAACGGGCACTGAAGTAGCGCCGATTGAGGTCCGGGTTGAGGCCCCCAGATTGGGACATTAGTTGTCAAGCTTTTCGTCTAGGATGACTGTCGGATTTCCGAATGCCTTCATCCATTGTTCATCAGAACTGACGGGCGGCACCTCGGCCACGTATCTCTGGGTTGTTTCCGTCTTCGTTTCCACCTGAACCACGGGTTTGCCAAATCCATGCTCTACAAGAAGCTGGAGTGTAGCAAGCTGTGTGCTTTCTTTGCCACGAAGCAAGCGTTCTACGACATATTGGAACAATGGCTTGGTTTCTTGACCCTTTGGTTCACTGGAATCAGTCACACGCATCTCAAGAATACGTCTCGCCTCTTGGGCGATCGTCTTCTTGATCTCGGTCTTCGTCGGAGCCTTCATTAAAAACCTAATCCACCACGCCGACGCTTAGATCCGCCCTTCGGGCGTGGTTTTGTATAGTCAAGATTGGCACCCAATCCGCCACTAAAGGCGGGTGGTACCGCGCCAACGCCCATTCCGGGATTAATGGGATTCTGAGAACCAATACCACCGCCATTATAATTGTTCGGAGGACCAAGACCAATACCAGCCCCTCCACCATAACCACCCATTGGAGGGGCCATGCCACCTCCACCCATCGGAGGTGTATATCCTCCACCCGAAATACCTCCACCCGAATAACCGCCACTGCCCATTCCACCGCCACCACCTCCGGGCATTCCGCCCATTGGACTCATGGATGGAGCCTCATTGCCGGGAATCGAGGGAGGAGCATATGGAGGAAATGGGAGCGAGGGATCTTGAGGTGGCTGCTCATAGGGTGGGAACGGCATACTGGGGCCACCGGGAGGCTGATAGCTATTCTTTTTCTTTGACTTGGGCATTATGGTGTCTCCATTAATACATCTGGAGGCGACCATGCCTCCGTCTCTTCGCTTACGTATCCCTCTTCGAGTCGGACGCCATATGGATCTCTAGCTCTTCGTGGGCTATCTTCGCTATTAAAGTGAGTACCACCAATAAAGAAAACTCTAGCATCCGGGGGTTGCCCACAATCCATGTGGTCCAACGCATAGCGCTCCTCTTGGTAGATAGACTTCAAGTATCTACCGTATC